GTCCATGTAATACGTCTGCTTCATATCAATGCTCAACCTGTATTGGCGCTGCGTTTCGCTGTCCTGCGGCTTGGCTATCCGCACCTTTACAAAGTAGCGCCCATCGGCTGTGTACAGTTCGTCATCTCCTAGCCATCTACGCAACGCCTCATCATTTGCGGCGCAGCACTCGCCCATCTTGGCGCAGGGAGCTTCCGTGTTGATGTAAATTTCCCGCATATTGCTCCTTTATGCGTTTTGTTCAATAAATTCTTTGGCTACTAATGGCGGCATTGCGCTTGCTCCGCAGGCGGCTTCAAGCCTCGCTACCACCCCGTCTAAGCACCGCTGCAACCGTTCATTACGGGCGCGCAGTAGTCGGTTTTCATGCTCTAGTTCATCAATTTGGTTGCTTGCTTCGTAGTTTTGGCAATGGCTCATGCTGTTCCTTTTATGCTGCTAATAATTTCATGCCGTATTCATTCGCGGCTTCGTGTATGTGTAGCCCTGCAACCCGTTTTAATGTGTTGCGTTTAAATAGGTTGTAATTAACGTAGTGATGCCACCTGCCAAACTTCCAGACCACAGTTGAGCAGTCAGGGTGTAGCTCGGTTAGCATTTCCGATTTGTTTAGCGTCCCCTCCTTGGCGTAGAAGGCATCTGTATTGCCACCTGCCATCGTTTGCGTCCGTACCTTGTTAGCTAAAAATGCGTTAAATTGCACTGTGCAAAGCCCGTCTTTTAGTACCCGTAGGCTTAGGTGCGTATCCTCGTTGTAGCGCCCCTCCCATCGGTAGGGCAGGGCGTTTTCAATTAGAAGGCAGGAATAGATACGGGTGTTTAGTACAAACGGCGGTGGCGTATCTTTGCGCTTCGCAAACATGGCATAGTTAAAGCCTGCCAGCGGTACGTTGGTGTAGCGGTCTATAAAGTCCTCTGCTGCGCGGAATATTGCAGGGCTTACGCACTTGATTTTCATGTTCAGGTTTAGCCTGTAAAACCCGTCTATGTTGTCATCAAGTACCCAATGGCGTTTATAGCCTGCATCTTGCGCGTGTTGCCAAGCGAAGTTACGCGCTGCGCCCGGCCCCTTGCTTTTGGTGTCGCCCAAGTTATCGCAGGGGTTGTATTCCTTTAGGTATTCGGTTGGCAGCGCCAGCACCTTTTTTGCGCCTACCTTGCTTGCATACTTATCTACCTCGTCCTGCTCAACAATAAAGTGGTAGGGCGTTTGCATTTCATCTAGTGCATCGGCGGTTAGGCGCTTTTCATGCCTGCCCTTGGATACTATGTAGATGGGGTACTTAGGTTTCATCGGCATACTTCATCCCTGCTTGGTTTAGCTTTTGCTGTTGCGGATACCAGATGGAGGCGGTGGTGGGTGTTAGCTTTTGCCCGATGTAGTGGGCAAACTTCTGCATATCCTCGAAGCTGGCGAAGTTGACCCGCACCGAGTATTCGGGCAGAAGGTTTTGCTGCTCAAACGCTGGCATTCCTGCCCATTCCTCGCGCCATGCCTCGCCATCGCCAAAAAGATTCGCTTGGTTTTTGTTGGGTTTTGCGTATGGCATAGCGTCCCCTTCATTTCATATCGTCCCTGTTGCGGAGCATAAAATCCAGCACACTTACAGCCATGTTCACATCGTCTGCAATATCGCGGAGTGATTCGTCTTGGTGTAGCCGTGATGTGAGTACTAGGTGGTGGAATCTGAGCCTGTTAATCAAGCCCAAAACTGCAACATCGTTTTCGTACTGAAGCCCTATTAGAGTGGTGGGTCTGCCATCGTTCATTTTTCATTCCTTGCTCTTATTGCTGATGCAATTCTGTTTGCCTCGTTGCTAGTGAACTCGTAAGGTTCTTCTGCCAACTTAGCGCAAGCATCACGCTCTGCCTTAACACCAGCAACCCATCCCTCCCAAGCCCAGAAAGCAGGGGTGTCTTTTCCAAATGGGTTGTGTCCTGAAAGTACGTCACCATTCCACCAGTCGTTAAATTCTTGGTTCATTTGTTTTTCTCCAATTTGTACGCCTGATGCGCCTCAAGTGCCGTGTCATAAATTCCAAGGTATTTGATAACCCCGTTGCGCTTGATTTGCGCCCTCCATTTGTTGCGGAATGGAGAAGCACCCATCAACCCAGATTTACTGTCAACTCTCGCTTTATGGCGGTTGCATTGGTTTGTTTTGTTATCCACGTCTCGCAAGTTTGACAGCGCGTTGTTTGATGTGTTGCCATCGATGTGGTCAATCATCAGGCTAGGCCATGACCCATAAGTCAAAAGCCAAGCGAGTCGGTGCGCTTTGTAAGGCTTGCCTTTAAAAAACACAACGATGTAGCCCAGATGGTTTGGCGTGCCAGCTTGTTTGTTTTTGACAGATTTATGCGCCTTGTCTGTCCAAAACAGCAAGCCGGTTTTTGGCTCATAACGCAAAACTTGTGCAAGTTGAGATTCAATATCCATTTTTACTCCTGAGTTTGGCTTCGATGGCTCGGACAAATTCACGCAAACTTTCATGCCCAACAATGTTCCATGTATCAATATCTTCATCCGTCAAACCAACCCACTCGCGGGGTTGTGTTGGAGGGAATGCCCTTGCCAATTCACCACAGCAAGGACACTCAATTTCTTGCCAGTTCATAGTCTGCTCAAGTACTTGGCGAAGGGCGGTGATAGCCTCCCTGCACTGCACCACCTCATACAACCCTCCTGTAATAGACGCTTCCCTCACTTTTGGAGAATCGTTTAAAACTCCTTCCAAGGCTTCCAGCGCCTGCCGCGCTGCTTTTTCTAAGTCGCTCATAACGTCACCCCTAATGCAATGGCAAACATCGTTAAAGCCCCGACCGTCACGCACAACCCAAAAAACCACTCTTTTGCGGTTTCGGCCAACTCATAAATCTCATCGTTTGCAGGTTTCATTTTTTGACCTTTCGATTTCCTTTAGAGTCCTATCCGCTATGGCGTAGGCTCGCTCCACAATGTCAAAGTTGAACCGCTTGCAATACTTAGGCAATAGCTCAACCACTGCCTCTGCTGCCAATTTGTCGCGCTCCGTGACGCTCAAAGGGTTAATCAATTCCGGTGTTTTGGTGTTCATAATGCAATTACTGTTTTGTCATGGGGCTGGCTTTGCCCGTTTAATATTCGATGGATACGTTTCTCGGTTAGGCGGTGGCACGTAACCATCGTGCGGTGCGGTAGGGTGGTTATCAGGTAGGCAAAGTCCTCAACTACTGCCCTTACTGCTTGTATGCCTGCGCCATCTAGCCTTATGCTTGCGCCAGCAAGGTAACGCTTGCCTGCGAGTGCCATCGCGGTTATGCAGTCTTGCAGTAACCCGCTTCTATCCTCACAAACCCGCATCTCCAACACTAGCGTTTCAGTCATGTTGATGGCATCGCTGCAAGCCTGCCAATCCTCCAGCGTTGGCTCTGGCGCTTTTTCAATCGCGGCTAGCCCTTGGTACACCTTTGTCAATATGTAGGTGGATGACTTCGCTGGCATAGGCTCGGTGGGTGAGGCAATCAATTCATCCATGAAGCTGTACGTTGCCGATAGGCGGCGGTTGCGTGTACGGCGCGTCATTTCTTGCCCCCCCGTACCTTATTGGGCTTACGAATTGACTCAGGGATAACCACGTAGAAATCTGGTATTTCTTCAATGGATGTAAATTTCCATTGACAGGTGTCACATCTTTTGGTGCGGTACGTCTTTTCAGTGCTTTGAAAAGTGCCCACTGTTCTCAAATTAGGGTGGCTGCAATTCGGGCAGTGCATTTGTTTTTTTCCATAAAAAAACCCGCACTAGGCGGGTTTGGTTTGTGTAGTTGTACTAATTGGCTACATGAGTGCCAACTGGCGCGAGTTGTGTTTTAGGCCACTGAATTTCTGGTGCAGCCGCTGGATGCAAGCCTGTCCAATGGCTGCAAGCAGATCAGCCCCTATCATCTGGTCAGGGTCTTTTATGAGTTCCGGCAGTTCCTCGTACCGGAAAATTCCCATGTCGTGTGCAATTTTCTGCACTCTTTTATGACCGTTTTGGATGCTGACAAACCACCGGCCATCGCTTAGGGTTTGGTTGAGCTGCGCCTCCATCTGGTTGAATGCGTTGATGTAGGCGATTTTCCATTGCAGTGCTTCTTTGCCAGTGAAACCCATAGCCAAGAGGGTAAAGCCATCGCGGGTTAGGCGGTAGGCGGGGTCTTGGCGGGTGCGACCCATGCCTAAATCAACTGCAATTTGTATCGGTGCAAAATTGCACGCATACCCTTCCGGCATTTCTATCAATAAATTCCGAATTGCGCGATTCACCACGGATGCGGATTTTCCGAAGTGACGTGCAACATCAATGCTGGTGGTAGTGGGCTTGCCGTCGATGACGGTGAGGGTAGGCACAAGTGCCAAAGCGTTCGTTTGCATGTAAATGCTCCTGTTTGAGTCATCAAGACCCTAATGGGAGCGTTCTTACGCGCACCCAAAGGGCGGTCAGGAGGTTAAGAACCTAGAAACAGCTAGGCGGACTTCTTCCCCTTGCGGGTGTTGTATCCGTCGCCCTCCTGACCATAAACTCGGGAACACCAAATAGAGCCGCCATCGCGGCGGAAATTTTACCTCTGCACGCAGAGGATTACCAACCCTCTGCAAGCAGAGGAACCAGCCTATCGGGTGCGGTCAACCGCTGTTTCTGGAGTTCTTACGCTCCATCCCTTTCGGGACAGGCGAATAGTACCAGATTTGCGGCTCATTAGCACATTTATCATGCAAAATTGCAATAAGCCCCTCTGTTTTTGTCCTTTAAACTAAAGAAATTGCCTCTTAAAACGGCTAAAAGGGTATGTCCCCGTCCATGTCATCAAAGCCTTCGTCATATGCGCTTTGTTGTCTGGCTGGTTGGCGCTGTGGTTCCTCTCGCTGTGCGGGCTTTTGTTGTGCGCCCTCTGACTTGCCGCCTAGCAATTTCATTTCAGTAGCCTTTACCTCTGTGCTGTACTTTTCCACCCCGTCTTTGTCCGTGTACTTTCGCGTTTTAATCTTGCCCTCGACATAGATTAGTCCACCCTTTTTCACGTATTCCCCAACGATTTCAGCAAGCCGACCGAAGGCGCTAACCTTATGCCACTCTGTTTCCTCACGTTGTTCCCCGCTCTTGTCTTTCCACTTTTCAGTGGTGGCTACTGAGAAATTTACTACTGCCTCGCCAGAGGGTAGGTATCGAATTTCGGGGTCTTTACCGACCCGGCCAATAATTTGCAATTTGTTTAACATCTGAATTCCTTGGTATTCTTAAAATCCCCGTCTTTCCGAGGTGTCATGGTAGTGGCCGGTGCTGATCTCCGGCTCGGGGCACTACATCGCTTGAATTCCACCACTCCTCACGGGCCAAGGAATGCAACCCGGATTAAACGCGGCGCGCATCAGCCTGCGCATTCACTATCACGACTGGAGACTGTTAGCCCGACTTGGCGAGAACTGCGGCTTTGTCGGTTCATGCCTTACAGCGTGCCATTTATGCCAATCCCCATGCGTGATAGCCCCGTCTTTCCGGGGTGTCATCGGCACAACTGTTTCACCTGTATTTCTCACGGCACTGTTGCAGCCGTGCAGTTCCCTAATTACTAGGCCACCAGTTAAGGGATGTGCCGCCACAACCCATCAATTCCCATTTACGCTGGCAACAAAACATTGTTCTCGATGTGCTTGATTAGCTTTTGGCAGATACGCGGGAAGTCAGAAGCCCGGTAGAGCTTGGCTGATCTGTCCGTAGCAATGTGCGCAAACCCAAGCCATGCAAGCCCCTCAGCGGTCAGGTTGATAGGCGATAGCCGTGCATTGATTTCACCAAGTCTCATCATTTCCAAGCTGTCCGGCTGTGCAACGGGTGCCGCTGCAACTACTGGTGGCGTTTGTGCTACCTGCTGCAATACTTCTGCGGTCTTGGCTGCTGCTTCGGCTTCGCGTGCTTGCTTTTCTTGCTCCAGTCGCAGGGCGTTTTGTCGCGCTGCTTCTTGGTCTTGCTTGAATTTGGCAATACGCTGCTCCATCACTGCACCAAGGTCATCAGGGCTTTTTTGCACCAAGGCCGATAAATCGGGGAATAGGTGCTTGTGCTCCGATGCTTCGATGGTGCGCAGATTCACGGCAATGCCATCGGCAATTTCATTGGCCAGTATCTTGATACGTGCCAATTCAGTGTCCACGGCATCACGCAGGCTGGTAATGGTTCGCTTGCCTTTGATGACTCCAGCAAAATCCTCCTGCACCTTGGGCATTAACGGTTTGCCGATGCGGTTGTTCAATGCTTCCATGTGCCCGTCGAATTTGCGCTTGGCCTCGCTTACCATGTCCAGCCGTATCTGCTCTTTGCGTGTTTTAACTAGCTTGTCCAGTTCAAGGCGTACCTTGCGGGCTTCGGCGCTAATGTCGTCGATGGCCTTGAATAGCTGGTCAATGCTGGCCGTCTGGCTTAGTGCGTGTTCTTTGGCTGCCGCTAGGCGGCTCTCCACTTCGCTACACCATTTAACGCTTACCTCAGCGTCGGCAAAATCCTGATCGGATGCTAGGCTACGGTTCACGCTACGAATCGCGGTTAGCGCTGTTTCCTTGAACTCGGCCAGATTAGACGCAGTGACCATGCCGGTCACTTCAATGCGTAGTGCTGGCAGGGTTTCGGGTGCCTTGCCGGTGGCTGCTGGCTCTGCAATTGCGGTGGGCGTATAGTCTTTAAGATCAGACTCAAACTGTGCCCAACCCGCCACAATCTTGGCGCGTAAATCGGGGTCGGGCACATACCAGCAATGTTCTTCTTCAAGCAATTCCTCGCCATTCCAGCGGGTAGCCATGAATAACACCTTGCTGCAACCCGACACTAGGCATTGATGCTCCATTTGCACCCGGTACACCAATGGCAGGTTGCGGCCTTGGTCGTCCATGTTCTGAAAGGCGGCTCGAATGTCGTCATTCAGGGTCTTGTGCTCGAAGGCAACATCCTCTGTCAAGTTCAAACCATCAAAGGAGGCGCTGTATTTGCCGTTCACACCCGTTACCGGGTACAGATCGTCCTCAATAATGGCCTCGGCCAGCGGTCTGGCAAGGGCTTCAAAGCGGTGCCCATCATCGAAAATGCGCTGCGTTGCGGGACTCACCTCATTGTCGATGCCGCTGTGCAGTTTGCGTAGCAGCTCGCTACGGCTGGTGTATGGGCTGCAGCCCATCATGGCCGGGCTGTCGCTGGCGTTAAAGTGATTAGCGCGGTGGGCTTTCCATTCGTTGCTGCCTTGAATTAGGTTTATCGTTCTCATGCTTTACTCCATTGTTGTGGCTTCGGCCTCGATAGGCTCAAGGTTGCGGATAGTTGTTTTTTGCTCATCAGACAGCACACCCTTGGTGCTTACCATTGCAATAATTTCCTCTGCTGTTTTGCGGCCTGATTCGATTACGTTGCGCCATGCTGGTATGTTCTTTTGCATATCAGCATCTGAGTAGGCGGGCAGGGCAGGGCGTGCCGGGGGCGGTTCTTTGCGCGTGATTTCACCGGTATCAGGGTTGATATTGCTTTCAACAATGCGCTCGGCTTCGTCTTGGTCGAAGATGCCGCCGTACCCGAAGGCAAGGCGGGCGCATTGAATCATGGCCTTGTGCCTTAGCATTCGTTTGGGGTGACTCTGCCAAGGCCCCATATTTCCGCGTTTGCACTCGCTCATAAACTCTGTCACCTTGACGGGGTGGCTGCGGTCTTTGCGGTAGATGATGCAGGTGCAAGATTCGTCGTCCTGCTGAAAATCCATTCCATCAAACTGCGGGTTTGAATTTATGATGCGTGCCCATCCGTCCACACCAACAACAGGCACAATGCCGTTTTGCCGGTCTGGAAACGCATAAATCTCTTTGCTCCAAGGCGAAAGTCCGTATTGGTTTGCAACTAGCAAGAGCGCCGCCATTTGCGCATCAGAAACTTGCCCTTTAAATGCAGTGGCTTTGAGCGTTGCAATAAGTTCCTGCCCTTCGCCGTCCATGCCTAGTGTTTTTGCGAGCTTTGATGCTTGTACTAAAACGATGTTACTCATGTCAAACTCCTTTTTTTTCTGCGCGATATGCGCGTTTGTATTCACGTTGACAGACGCGGCAAGCCCTGCTTCCATCTGATGCAATCCGGTATCCACCTTGTTCATAGTTATGTCCACGCTCGCATGTTTCGCGTTCAGCCCAAGGATGCGACCATCTATTTCTGTTCAGCATGTCAGCGCGGTTTGTCAGATAGTCACCTGAATACAGGTGTTCTGGATTAACGCACTCCCGTACATCGCAGTGATGGCAGACTAACTTGGGTGACTTTGCTTGTGGGTTATGCGCAATGAAGCTTGCGCGATGAGCGGTCATGTGTTTCCCGTGATGCGTCAATTGACCATAGCCTTTTGCTAATGAACCAATCCATATCCAACATCCTGAAAATGGGACTCGGACAGACAAAGCTTCAATCTGATCTGTTAGGCTGGCGTATTTTGGTTTTGGCCCACGCTTGGCCGCAAGTGTGGCTAGTGCTGTGCTCATGTCGTTCTCCAAAAAGTTCTTTTCTTTGCTTGCTGAATAGCTGCCAACACCGTCCAGCCGTTGCGCCGGTAGAGTCGGTAGCAGTAAATGAAGTCTGATAACTTGGTCATAGCAACAAAATCCATATAGTTGCAATGACCAGAATGGCCGATAACACCATGTAGCGGTTAGCGACTCGGCGCTCGTGCTGGCGGTGTTGCTCCACTAGCGCCATAATGGCTTGCGCTTGCTCGTGGCTCATAGCACCACCTCGACGAAATGATCGCGCACCTCGTTAAGTGCTTTGACTGCATATTCCTCGCCGCGCTCTGCGGCTTCAAGCAGGGCTTTGTATAAAGCCTGCCCTACAGAATCATTGTTTGATGCTGCACTTAGGACAAGCTGAATAGCATCGCCAAAGCACTCTATTAGGGCGGTCGCATCGCCATTAAATAGCGCAGCCTCTAGGTTTAGGATGCGCTGTTGGCGCTCGATGCGGTACTCAGCTTCTCGCCGGTCTTGCTGGCGTTCATAGTTGCTTAGGTCGGCTTCAACACTGCAATACATAGTGTTCTCCAATAAAAAAACCCGCACAAGGCGGGTTCGGGTTGATGTAGTTAGGTGATGCTGCTGTTCACATAAAGCAGTGTTTCTAAATGGAGCATTAAATGAAAACAAAAAAACAACGGCGCTAACCCGTTGGCAGCAACATCACCAATTAAAAGCACTCATCGAATGCGCTTAATTGATGCCACTATTGCTAGTGGCTTGCAGCATCGCGTGGCTGCTTGCACTGATAATCGTTTATGCTCGATGGCACTCGGCTCAAGATCGTCCTCACCCCCTCGCACTCGTACATCGTTGGGGTTGATGTAGTCCTAGCGGTCATACCGTCTTAGCTTGTTTGCGGCATGGGTGTATTATCACATACGTGAGTAATAATTCACACACAAATGTGATAATAAATTAGACTGATTACTCTAATTTTTTGGGTAATAGCGGGCAATAGCGGGGAATAACGGGAAAGGTAGGTGATGTATATAGCAGTTTGCTATATAATCCATTCATGTCTATGAAGCTCATATCCAACAAGACACTGCGCGAGTTTGGTGCAAAGTATCCCGATGCCGATCAGCCGTTGCAGGACTTCAGGCGGTTAATAGAGGCGGGCAGCTTTGCAAACTTTGCGCAACTCAAGGCCACGTTTGCATCGGTGGACAAGGTGGGCGAGCGTTATGTTTTTAATATTGGCGGCAACAAGTACCGGCTGATTGCGGGTATTGCCTTTCACCCGGGACTGGTATGGGTTAAAGCCGTGTTAACGCATGGCGAATACGACAAAGGAGCATGGAAATGAATATAAGCAACATACTCGATACTTGGAATGTGGTGCATTCCGCCTTGGGCTTGGCTGCACCCGTGCGTGACGATGCCCACCATGCCGAGCTGCTGGCCTTTGTGGATGAGTGCTTTGAGCGATTTAGCGCAGACCAGCACCACCCCATTTTTACACTGGTCAATTTGGTGGCCGACCGCATTAGAGAATACGAGGCTGCTGCCTACCCTTGGCCAGACAACAGCACCCCCGCTACACGGTTGGCTTTTTTAATGGAGCAACACGGCTTGCGCCAGTCTGATTTGCCCGAAATAGGCGCGCAAAGCGTGGTATCTGACGTGCTACACGGCAGACGCAACCTTAATTTGCGTCAGGTCAAAGCATTGGCACAGCGGTTTGGGGTGCCTATGGAAGCTTTGACGGTTTAGCCGCGCTGCATTCGTTTCGTATCATAATTAAGATGCGAAACGAATTCTATGTGGTTAACTTTTCAAAGCCGTCTTGACCCATAGCTTTGGCAATGATGTCAAGTAACCGATTCATATCCTCAGCACTTTCGTGAACAAAAACATCGTTACTTACACGTTCGGCTAGTTTCAAACCTGTTTTTGATTCGGGGGAGTCGGTGCCAGCAATGAGTGTGTATTTTTGAGTCGTATGACCGGTCAGATGTTGAGCCATGCCAAGCGTCAAAAGTTTTGCATTTGCTTCTGTGCGTTTTTGGGCGGGATTGTGCCGGTAATCGACCGTTTGCAGGCAGTGAAATGATCCGTTTTTCAGTGCAAAATCAACTGTTAGACCTTCGTCGGCTAATAGCGGATATCTTGGAATAATCCGATGATCCGATAGACTATGTCCAGTGTGTCCCATCCAGCCGTAAGCATCAAAAGAGTTTTTGATATCTATGAATAAGCGAGAAATGCTAGGGCGCTCCCTAGTTGGTTTTGCCTTAATTGGTTCAACTGCAACTGCCATAGACCATTTGACACCTTCATCCAATTCATCCTGATTGGCGTAACTAATTGATCCAGCATCGGACGCAATCTTGATGCCAGAGAAGCCTGATTGATAAAGTTCTAATAGATCAATATCTTGGGATAATTCAACTGCAATGGAGGCAAGCGCTGCGCGTAATGACTCCACATCACAACTTGGGTTGATAGTTTTTGCTTTCCTTAGTTGATTTGCTACATGAATGGTGCACGAGTGATTTGCGGTAACACACAATAGACCAACTGCACATCTTTCGTTGCGGTGGGCGTATGGTACGTACTCAATCACATACGTTTTAGCTACATTTTTCATGATCTCGTAATCCAGTCTTTTGCAAACTGTATTCTGGAAACTCTGTTGTTTCTCCAGAATTCGTCAATTAAATCAATATTAAGACTTTTGATCCATTCCTCGGGTGCAGAGGTTATGACTATACTTAACCAATCATCCGATAAATTCTCAATTTTTTCGAGAGCACTAAAGTCTACTTTTGCGTTCATTCTACCTTGAAAGTGTTTCCACCATTTCTGGGTGTTACTTTTTTCGAGTCTTGTCGTGTTGCCGAATGGGAGACCAGTCTGAACCCAAGCATGGGAATAGTCTATGCTAAGTAGGGTAGGTGTAGTGATAGCGTGCCGCACAAGAAAATTTCGCCCATGACGGTCAATATTGGGCAAAAACGCGTCTACTGGATAAATCTTTGCTATTGCTGGTAGGTGAGGTCGAAAGAAATTTGCAATCCTTACGTTGTCTTCTTTAGGGGACTCGCTGTAGGCAACCTCAATACGTGAACCAAATGCTGGTGGACGCTGATCTGTGTAATGTAAGATGGCAAACTCTGGAGTGGGTAAGCCACATGCCCTCCACAAATGATAACCAACCCATTCACTGATTGGAATTTTTGCGCCGTCAATTAATCGCTTGGTGGCGTATTCGTAGTTATCATCACATTTGCTAATTATTTTAAGAGCTTTGGTTTCTTCGAAAGGACTGGCAATCTCACTTGTTACAATAACTTTAAGAAAACTGGTTTGAATCATGTGTTTTACAAAATCTTTTGCCTAAATGCGCTCGGACTGTTTGTGTACGATTTCACCAATGATGAAGCACTCATCAGACATGCGCTTGCGAGGGTATTTGTGCTGGTCAGGGTTATCGCTACATAGCCACCATGCGCCTGCATCACGCAACAGGCGCTTAATAACAAGCTCACCCTCATAGTTCACAGCAAACACAATCCCGTCCCTTGGTGTAGTGCTTGCGGTATTAACCACAACCGTATCACTATCGTATAGACCCGGCTCCATACTGCTATTTCTGACTTTGATGGCAAAAAGTTTCTCTGGTTTCAACGATCTACGTTCATACCAAACCCGCTGAAAAACTATCGGTGCAGCGTCATCGTCTGAATAATCAACACCAAAGCCGGATGCGCCCGCCGATATTTTGAATCGCACACGACGGATAGCAGGGTAATCAGGATTGTTTTCAAGATTTATTTCTTGAGGTAGTGCCGGTGGATGCATTTCACCAATGCCTGTAGCAAGCCATTTTCCTGAACAGCCTAAAGCCTCGGCAATTTGCGGAAGGCTACCTTTTGATTGTCGTGCGCCAGATTCAATATTGCCAATTGTTCCCGTGCTTACACCGGCGGCAATAGCCAACTGAGCTTGTGACCAGCCTTTAGCTTCGCGGCTAATTTTTAAGCGTTCTGCAATTGTTTTCATAATTTTTTGATGATGACATAACAAACGTGATTGACATTACTCACGAACGTGATAAAATTCGCGGCATGAATATTTTGGAAATCGCAATCAAAACCGAAGGGGGCGTAAATGCCCTTGCGAAAACGCTCGGAATCAAACAAAACGTGGTTAGCAACTGGCGCAAACGTGGATTGCCAAAGCCGTGGGATGTTGCCTTGACGCTCAAGTACACAGCAACCAAGAAGAAGCTCAAGGGAGTTGCATAAATGGAACTCCAACTCCACATCGGCAAGCTCACTGAAGAATGCAAAACAACCGTCCCCGAAGCGTTTGTTGATTACATCCGCGAATTGGCTATTGCAGCCAAATGTCACCCAAGCGACATCGTTCGTGAGTTGTTGTTCAAAGCAGCAACGGGGAAGGTTTATTCGGCTCATGTTGCAAATGATCGGCTTCGCCTGATTGAAACGCAAGGGCGACTACTGGGCGAGATGGGGGCGAGTGAATGACCACTAAGCAACCCAAAAAGCCCATGACCGCAGCCGAACGCACAGCCAAGATTCTGCGGGATAACCATAATAGTCCGTTCTGCCTGCCATTGGGCACCAGGGCAGACGCTGACAAGACCGCACGTATTCAGGGCAGGCCACTAAGAGGTTGACATGGATACATCAGAAATTGATAACAAGTTCGGACGAATCTCTATCAGGGATGCTTTTCAGCGCGGCGTTTTACCTCGTCGTCTGCCAGCTTTAACAACTCTTGCGAAAACTCTAGAGAGACGGCGCGAACGTCATATCTCGATTGCGGGTTTGCGATATGACCCATTTGCTGCATCCCAACTAAAAGCCCGAAGGCTTGGGCGAATTGTGAAGGGTCGGGGTGAGTAACTATGAGCGCACCAATTGCATTTTGTAAAACAAATATTCGGGTTGCGTTGATTTCGTCCAGCGTCATAGCTCTTCCCTTTTTCATTAAGTCAAACATTCTTCTCAGGGGGGATTATGGACTTTAACAAGGACGCATTGGGCTACCTCATTAACTTTTCTCGCAAGTCTGGCGGCAAGCCATTCAGCGCAGAGGAAGTAACCCTAATGGCAATTACGGACGGTATTGCACCACCCGACCTGCGGCATTGGGGAAAGGTATTTAGCCAAGCCGCCAGAGATGGCTACATCAGACGCGCACAGGTGGCATTTAGGCGCTCGATGGGAAACGGGACGCTCACCTTTGGGTGGGTGGCAAATTGATTTTTAACCAGATGGCTAGGGTAGCTCCCGAAAAGCGCGTCCATCCCGCGCCTGCCAGTCTGCTTTATTGGATGTAACTTTTAAGGATGGATAAGTGAATTATTACAAGTTCAACATTGGCGACTATGCAGCAGCAACGCGCCATTTAAACATCATTGAGCATGGGGCATATCGCCTGTTGCTTGACCTTTACTACACCAGTGAGCAGCCATTGCCAGCAGACATTAAGGCGGCGGCACGTAAGGCTGGCGCACGTACACCCGAAGAAGTGCAGGCGGTTGAGGTAGTGCTGCAAGAGTTCTTTGTTTTGGGTGCAAGCGGTTGGGTACACACACGCTGCGATGCTGAGATTGCAGCCTACCATCAAAAAGCGGAAAACAACAGAATTGTTGGTAGCAAGGGTGGCAGACCAAGAAAAGAAACCCAAACGGTTACAGCAGAAAACCCAGAAAAAACCCAGACGGTTAATTGTGGGTTTCCAGAAATAACCCTAACCAAGAACCAAGAACCATTAACCAAGAACCAAGAACCAATAAATACAAAGAATACAGCGCAGCGCAAAAGCGCAGCGTGTGTATCCAAACCCGCCGATGTTGATTTGAAGGTTTGGGATGATTTTTTGATTCTGCGGAAAACCAAACGACTGCCGCTGACAGAAACCGCGATGGCGGGGCTTGAGCGCGAAATGCAGCAGGCAGGCTTATCGCTGGACGCAGGGCTGCGTATGTGCTGTGAGCTTGGTTGGGCAGGCTTTAAATCCGAGTGGCTGGCAAACAAGCAGCTAAAGCGCCAGCCGATTGCCGAGAGTTTCGCAGAGCGTGATGCGCGGGTGAAGGCAAACCGAATGGCTGAGTTTGCGCCAACCGTAGCGGCGCGAAGCTCGAATGTGTATGAAATCTTCGACTTGGAGGTAAACCATGTTGCCATTGCCTGCCATTGACCGCTTATTTGGGCGGCTTGCTATGACCTACGGCGCTGCATGGGTGCGCCAGTGGGAGGGTTTGGATGCAAACACCGTTAAATCGTTCTGGGCGAGTGAGCTTGGTGGCTACGCTAACAACCTGCATTCGGTGGCTTGGGCATTGGAAAACCTGCCGGAGCGTTGCCCTAACCTTATCCAGTTCAAGGCATTGTGCCAGCAAGCGCCAGCAGCGCCTAAGCCTGCATTGCCAGAGCCAAAGGCTGACCCTGAGCGCGTGAAGGCTGAACTGGCGAAGTTAGCACCATTGGCTGCAAACGCCAAAACAGCACCCCGCACCGATGGGCGGGAATGGGCGCGGCTAATCATCCAGCGATTCAATGGCGGCGAGAAGCTGAACCAAACCACCCTAGCGATGGCGCGTAATGCCTTGCATATTGAGTTGGAGGCAGCATGACACGCCACCAAGCGAATGAAATCCTCGACCTGTGGAAAGCGGGTGCGGCGCATTACCCACTAGCCACCATCACGATGGCGCTCTACATGACAGGGGATATTTGTGGATGAACGACTATCAGCAGCGAATTCTCGACCACTTGGTCATGATGGCGCAGAGAGACAAACGCTATGCGTGGTGGGCGGCGCATCAATACAAAGAAATAGACCCCTACCAACTATCAGAAATGCCAGCACTTCTAACCGCGCGGATGAAGGCACTCCAAGCATTAAACGCGCAGCAGACAGGGGCATAAATGAGTAACGCAGCAAGAGCTAAAGGGCGCAGAGGGCAGCAAATGGCGGGTGAAGTCCTACGCAGTCGTGACTGGAGCGTTGCGGAATTGAACGCAGGAACGAGCGCAGAGGATTTCATTGCCGTATCCCCCGATGGCGTTAGTTACTCGGTAGAGGTTAAGAACACAAAAAGCATAACAACAGCACATAGGGAGCAGGCACAGCGCCAAGCAAAGGCGCGGAAATTGCCTTGGATGCTAATTAGCAAGATTGCAGGAACAAGCGCATGGCTGGTGCAGCGGCAGGGGCGCAAGCCTACCGTGTGGGAGGCAGGCGATGAGTAGCGTATTGACCCTTGAATTGCACAACCGCGAGCAGGCATACGCGATTATCAAGGCGCAGCTTTACCCGTTCTTGGGGCAGTGGTTACAGGCTGGCAAAAAGCTGGAACTGACTGCAAAGCTACGCACCCGCACAAAGAAGCAAAACAGGCGGTATTGGGGGAACGGGGTGCTGGCGCAGGTGGCGGCACAGGCGGCGGTCAATGGGCGGCTATACAGCGCGGAAAACTGGCACGAGATGTTTAAAAGAATGTTTATCGGCGTGGATGAACTACCAAATGGCGATGTGATAGCCAAGAGCAGTGCCAACTTGACCACAGCAGAGTTTTGCGAGTTCTGTGACCAGGTGGAGGCGTATGCCGCTACCGAGCTTGGCGTGGTGTTTTACGACCTACAGGCGCACTAATGACGACTAAAGCAGAAAAACGATACAAGGACAGAGTTGCAAGCCTTGGGTGTTATTTGTGCCACCACCTCGGATACGGACACACGCCTGCACAGGTACACCATTTGCGTGAAGGCATGGGCATGGCGCAGCGCAATAGTGATTTCGTGGTTGTTCCATTGTGCGATAGACACCATGCAAATAGTAGCCCCGATGGAATACATGGCGGCAGGAAAGCATGGAAAAGAGCGCAAGTTGGCGAGATAGACGCACTGGCGTGGACGCTAGAGCAGCTTAATTCATAAAAGGGGCAGTAAATGGCAAGATTAACAAAAGAACAATGGGCGCAGGCGCGTATTCAGTGGGAATCAGACCCCATGATTACGTTTGATGCCTTGTCAAAGCAGCTCGGTTGCAGCCATGCAGCAGTCGGGCAAATGGCTAAAAAACAAAACTGGCAGCGTGACCCTGACATGCGAGGGATAGCTAGCAGGGCGCAAATGAAGGCTGATTCACGCGAATTGGCAAAACTTTCGCCCGAAAGTTTAGGCGAAAGTTTCGCCGAAAGTTTCAAAAAGACGGGGATAGAAAGTTTTGCTGCGCGTGAGTTGGCTGAAGATATTCGGGCAGATGTTATTGAACGTCACAGGGCAGATTGGGCAAGCCATAGAGAACTGTTCAGATTGTCTGATATTGCAGCCGACTTCAATATGGGTAAGAGTGCCAAGATTAGTGCAGAAATGCTGGCGCTACGCCAGAAAGCGGAGCGTGCTGCATACGGTCTAGATGAATCAACAAGCAGTGAGACTATTGAGATAGTCAGAAGCTACGGGGCGAAACCTGATGCAGATAAATCGGAGCACCTATGAACAATGAAACCCACCATGTCGCACAAGTTATTGGCAATGCTGCATGGGCACAGCTACAGGCGCAGTACGGTGGGCGCGAGTTGCGTGTGCCTAAGACCCGTAACAGCGGGGTATGGCGCGACCTAACGGGCTGCATAGGCGTGGCGGCTGCGGATAAGCTGTTGGAGTATTACGGTGGTGATAGGGTGGCAGTGCCGATGGGGGCGCACATTACAAGGGCGCGGCGGCTACAGCACATTGCCAAGCTACGTGCCGAGGGCAAGACACCGAACCAGATTTCCGCGATATATACCGAGCAGCGGCGCATTACGAGCCGCACCGTGAAGCGTATGCTGGCAGAGGTACGCGATAGCGGTATGCAACTTGAGTTGTTTTCTGTATGACGCGCATCAGAATACCAACCCTTAACCTGCATGAGGGTCAGCGCAGGGTATTGGGCAGCAAGGCGCGGTTTAGGGTAGTGTCTGCGGGGCGGCGCTTTGGTAAAACGCTGCTGAGTATTGAATGGCTGGCGCTAATGAAGGGCGGGGCGTTAGATGGGTATCCTGTAGCGTTCTTTGCGCCTACCTACAAGCTGCTGCTGGAGGTGTGGAGCGATATGGAGCGCACCCTTTCGCCCATTATCAAGAAGATGAACAAAAGCGAGATGAGGATTGAGTTGATAACTGGCGGCAAGATTGACTTCTGGACGCTAGAGGATGCCGATGCGGGGCGGGGGCGTAAGTACAAGCGCATTGTGGTGGATGAGGCGGCACACGCTAGGCTGCTCAAGGACGCATGGGAGAGGGCTATCGCGCCAACGCTTACCGACCTGCGGGGCGAGGCGTGGTTTATCAGCACCCCGAAGGGAGTAAATTTTTTCCATGAGCTTTTCCTGCGTGGGCAGAGCGCGGAACACCCCGATTGGGAAAGTTTCCATATGCCGACCATTACTAACCCGCACATTAACGCCGAGGAAATCGAACGGTTCAGGCGGGAAAACCCCGAACTGGTATTCAGGCAGGAGTACCTTGCCGAGTTTATTACCTTTGGCGCGGGGCTGGTGAAGCCTGAGTACCTTGTTACAGCGCCATGCCCCGTAGGGCTACCTGTTACCTTGGGCGTTGACTTGGCGATTAGTGAGCGCGAGGGGGCAGACTACACGGCGATTGTGGCGCTATGCCGCGAGCCTGAGAGTGGGCTGGTGTATGTCAAGGAGGTGGAGCGTTTCCGTGGCGCGTTTAGCGAGGTACTAAACCGCATCAAGGCGGCAGCGGCGCGGCATAACCCCAAGATGATAGCCATTGAGCAGACGCAGTACCAAGCGGCAGTCGTGCAGGAGCTAACCCGTACCACCATGCTACCCGTACACGGCATAAGACCTGACCGCGACAAGGTAACGCGCTTTGCACCGTTGCTGACACGCTACGAGCAGAAGCAGGTACGGCATGACCCTAGCGGCGTACCAGCATGGTTCAGGGATGAGCTACTAGCCTTCCCCGAATCGCCACACGATGACGGTGTGGATGCGCTCTCATACGCATGGGCGGCACAGGGGTTAAACGCTGGCTACGCTACGGGCAAGGGTAGTGCGTGGCGTTAGCTATTTAACGCCCCCTGCTCAATCGCTTGACGCAGCAGCGCATTGACCCGCGTTTGCCAACCTTTACCGCTGGCACGTAACGCAGCGGCAACATCTGCATCTACGCGCAGGGATAACATAGGGCGCACAGTAGTGGATGGCGGTCTGCCAACACGCCTACGCATGGTGGCAAACTCCGCATTGTTGACTTCGTGCGTATCAGGGTCATTAGCAATTCCCGCACGAATCGCGGCATCTTCTGCATCGGTTGGCAGATGAAAGACGCGACCTGATTTAGTTGAGATGGTTGACATAGTTTTTTACCTCCTGCTTGGTAGCTTTACGCAGACTGATAACGCGCATAACATCCTCGCTACGCTCTACAAACACTACGCAATACACTTCACTCCCAATGGGAGCAAAACCAATCATGCGCTGCTCATAGTAGTCGTGGCGGGTGTTATCTGTATGGCTAACTAACAAATCCCACTCAATACCCGTTGCAGCAGCCAATGACAACCCATGATTTTTTATATTGAGCGCATCTTTAACAGGGTCGAATTCAATTTGTATAGCAATTATTGTATTGATAATAATTATTCTTGTCAATACATTTATTAATGTATTACATGAAAAAAAAGATGCCAGTGCGGTAGATAAGGCGTGGCTTGTGTCACGCTTACATAGCAGGCTATTGGTATGCACCATTTAGCCCATGAAAAAGCCTACCACACCACCACCAAAACCCGATGCGGCGCAGTTAAGCCGTGATAACTTTAGCGATGCGCTATTGGGCGCATTGGTGCAAGCGCCAGAGATTGATACTACGCTGCGGTTAGCGGGCATCAGGCGACACCAGCTACGGCGGCTAATGGGGGATGATGAGATTAGCGCGGCACTGGAAACACGCAGGGCGGTGGTGGATGCTACCCCTTGGCGCATTGAGGGCTACAACGATACGCCACCGATGCAGCACTTAAACGCTACCCTTACCAAACACCTGCCAAGCATGGTTATGGCTCTATGGGATGCCGTACCGATGGGCTTTAGCGTGGCTGAGGTGGTGTGGGCGCAGACGGGGGCAATGGTGGATATACAGCGCGTGGCATTAGTGCCCATGCAGTATTTCAACCCCCGCAGCGATGGCACACTGCTGGCTACCCTGCCCGATGTAGGCTATGAGATGCCAGTGGATACGGAGTACAAGTTCTTCCATACGGTACGTGAGCAGTCGTTTGAAAGCCCACACGGTAATGCGGTGCTGGCGCGGCTCTATTGGGCGTGGCACTTTAGGCAGCATGGATGGCGCTACTGGATGCAGTTCATGGAACGCTTCGGGATGCCTATTGTGGCGGGGCAGGTTACGAACCCTGCCGACTTCGTGGACGCGATGGGGCGGCTAGGTATCAATACCGCTATCGGCGTGGGTACACAGGACACGGTGAGCGTAGTTAGCCAAACGGCAAGCGGGGAGTTTGAACGGCTGGAGTTGGCGTTAAACAAGCGCATACAGAAGCTAATCCTTGGCCAGACGCTTACTAGCGACATGGGTAGTAGCGGCAGCTTTGCGGCGGCGCGGGTGCATGACCAAGTGCGTATGGATAGGAAAATGGCAGACCTGCGGCTGGTTACCAATACCATCCAGCGCATCGTTAATGCTTTCTGGCGGCTAAACCGTTATGCGGGTGAGCCACCCACCTTCATCATGGAGGATGGCAAGGGGCTGGAGATGGAACGGGCAACCCGCGATGCCGAGCTAGTGAAAAACGGCATTGTGAAGCTCACCGATGCGTACCTGCTTACCCACTACGACTTTGAGGCGGGGGACTTTACCGTACCGGAGGCAGCGACAGTAGCTCCAGCGGAACCAGCGGCGAATAAGGCGCTATCCGGTACTGCCCTACAGCTTGCGGCAGGCAGGGCGCGGAAGTTTACCGAGGGGCAGCAGGTCGTTGAGGACTTGGTGGACTTGGCGCTTGCCGATGCACCCCCATTGATTGACACCAAGGCGCTAAGGGCGGCTATTGCCAAGGCAGAAAGCCCCGATGACCTCGCGGAACGCTTGGGCGCTATCCTATCCTCGCAGTCTGCCAGCGCATTTGCGGCGGTGATTGACAAGGCGACCTATGCGGCTGAGGTGCTTGGGTGGAATAACGCTGAAAAGCGTAGGTTCTGATGAGCGAGGCGCAAAACCTGTATGCCGATGCGCTGGCATGGGCAAAGGCACAGAAGATAACCCTACCCGATGAATACTACGGCGCTATCAGCGCGGCTACCCGTAACCGTAGCTTTAGCGTGGCGGGTCTGGCGCAGTTGGACGCATTGCAGTCGGTACATAAAAGCCTTATAGATGCGCTGGCAAGCGGGAAAACACAGCGGGAGTGGGCAAAGGCGCTGCTGGCAGACCCTACAGCGGCGCAAATGCTGGCTATGCCCCCGCATAGGCTGGACAATATATTTAGGACTAACCTGCAAACAAGCTATATGCGCGGCATAGCGCGGCAACAGGAAGACCCTGCCAGCCTTAAGCGCCGACCGTTTTTTCAGTATGACGCAATCAATGACAGCAGGACGCGACCCGCGCACATGGCGATGGATAACTTTATTGCGCCTGCTGATGATGGGGTTTGGAAGATGTGGACAGCGCCCAATGGCTACCGTTGCCGCTGCATACGCATTGCGCTTAGTGCTGCGGAGGCGAGGGCGCGGGGCTGGAACGGTAGCACAAAGCCTGTGCCTAGTGAGCCAGATGCGGGGTGGGCGCATCATCCGTTAGAGGGTGATGGATGGGACGGGCTAAAACAAGCCTATGCCGAGCGTTTAGACCGCTGCAATCTCCATCCTGCATTGCTAGCAAAGAAAGATAACGGACTGCCATTGTGGTGCAAGGTTGGCGATGTGCGGAACAAGGCACTGCTTTTACAGCAGTGGACTGAGCGCGAGGGCAACTTACCAGAGCCTAAGCCTTTGGTTATACACCCGTTACGCTATACCTCTGCCGAGGATGCGTTTTCTCAGTTTATGCGGGAGTTTGACCGTAGTGGAGAACTGTCAACTGAATTTGACTTACCTAACGGCGAAAGATTGCTGATAGATGATAGTTTGTTTAAGGATTTGAAAGGCGATTGGAAGATAGCAAAGCGTGGGCGTGATGCTTGGCTGCTCTATTTAGCCGAATTGATTAAGCAACCCCAAGAAATATGGCAGTTGCCATTAGCAAAATCAGAAGAACTTTACTTATTCGGGCGGTTTCAGCGTGGTCGTGACAGGTTAGATGCCTTGGTAGTATTTACCCGTAAAGATGAAACTGATACTTGGGTGGGGAAAACCGCTTTTGTTTCTGACTACAAAGATTACTTACTCGACAAAAGAGAGGAAATAATGAGCAAAAAAGCAGAACTAAGATGGCTAGGGATGTGATGAGGGTTGCTGGTAACCTCTCACCCCACTACACTACTCGAATGACGTCAATCCAGCCGCTTAAAAGTGCAGTGTTACATGACCAGTATACTAAAAAATTCCTATTTGGTATTTATTTTCGGTAATTTGTGAATGTTAAAAATGTGACCAAAGCGCGGCTATGCAGCTTTGACCCCATAAATGCACTCGAAGGTGAATAGCCTCACTTAAAGCAAATACGTTACGCTAGTAACACTAATGACTAATGTAGGTAATGTCAAGTAAAGAGCGCTCCATGAGGCGCTTTTTTTCGCCTATGCAGTAGCATGGCGGCTTACATTTAAATAGTGTTGTCGCTATTTCGCTGGCGTGACAAACGCCACTCTTACGCCAATTCACCGATACCCGCATCATGGTGGGTATGCAAGAAAACCCAAGCCATAACCCACCCGTATTTCTGACCAGCGCGGCTAGCTTTACCGCTAATGGCGATGCGTTGCCTAAGCAATTTACGGGGCAGCTATACAGCGGCGCGGCGGTGATGGGTAATGTGTACGTTGACCTAGACAGCATGGAGCTTGAGGCAGCAATCCCCGTTTTATTCCAACATGACCAAGCCAAGGTCGTTGGCACATTTTCCAAGCTGGATAAAAGCCCTGCGGCGCTAGGCGTTGAGGGTGTTTTGTTTACCGACTTTGACGCTGATGCGCAAGCCATTGTTAAAAAAGCCCAAGCGGGTATGCAGTGGCAGATGAGCATGGGCGTATTTGATTACAGCATCGAGGACATACCAGCGGGTAAGACGTTGACCGTGAATACCCGCGAGGTGAGTGGCCCCGCGATTGTGTTGCGCGGTGCTGTATTGCGTGAGGGTTCGATTGTCGCGCTAGGCGCGGATAAGCACACCAGCGCATCATTTTTCTCTAACAGGGCGTGTGCGCCCATTTCTCAAAAGGAGGGCGCACCTATGCCCACACAAGCCGAGTTTGACGAACTCAAAGCAAAACTGGAACAGGCAGAAGCCAAGCTATCTGAGCAGGCTACGCAACTGGCAGAGGCGATGCAAGCCAAGCGCGAGGGCGAGGTTAAAGCCTTGTTCTCCGATATTGGGCGCGAGTTTAGCGCCGAATCTGCCAAGGTTTATATGGGCTTGAGCGCCGAATCGTTTACCGCACTGGCGGCTGACCTACGCGCAAACCATAAGCCTGCCAGCTTGCCACCAAGCCTGACGCAAAGCACCTTTGCGGCTAGCGGCGCACCCGCTGGCGGCACGCAGTCCGTATTGCTTGCAGCGGCTAAAGCCATGCACAACATTAAATAAGTATTGGAGTAAATCATGCCAGTTCAGACAGAAAAAACCTACTTTGGCGATGTTGTAAAGCGCGAGTTTGACCCGCTTTACACACGCGAAACCCTTACCTTTTCCGCAGGGCAAAACCTCGTTGTTGGCTCCGTAGTCGGCATCGTAACCGCTACAGGCAAAGCCAAATTGTTAACGCCTGCTGCTACCGATGGCTCGCAAACCGCTGTGGGCGTGTTGGCGGTTGATGTGGATGCTACCAGCGCAGACGCTAAGGGCGTGATTGTGGCGCGTGGCCCATGCGTACTGAGCGACACCTACCTTACCTTCCCCGCTGGCATTACTGCCCCGCAAAAGGCGGCTGCGTTGGCGCAGTTAAAGGCATTGGGTTTGATTACCCGTCAGACCGTTTAACCGATTAAAGGAACCAATACCATGTTGACTATTGCAAACGCCTTTAGCCAAACCGAGATTGCGGCGGCTATAAATATCGTCCCTAACACCTACGGACGCATCAACCAGCTTGGCTTGATGCCAGTGCGCGGCGTAATGACCCGCGACATTGCCATTGAGGAGCAAAACGGCTCACTCGCCCTGATACCTACCGAAGCATTCGGTGGCGCAGGTACAGTAGGGCAAGGCGGCAAGCGCCGTGTTCGCACCTTCCGTGTGCCCCGCCTGATTCAAGAGGAGCACGTAAACCCCGCTGAGGTGGATGGTATCCGCGCCTTTGGTGGCGATACCCGCGAATCACTCGCTGCATTGCTCAACCAGAAGCTCGCTACAGTACGCGCCAAGCACGACATTACGCTGGAGTACCTGCGTATGGGCGCTTTGAAGGGCATCATTCTGGATGCCGATGGCTCCAGCGTTGTTTACAACCTGTACAACGAGTTTGGCATTACCCAAAAGAGCATTGATTTTGTATTGGGTACAGCCACCACGGATGTACGCGCTAAGTGTATGGAGTTGGTGCGCTATGTTGAGGATAACTTGCTTGGCGACACCAGCAATGGCGTTCGTGTATTGGTATCCGAGGAGTTCTTTGACAAGCTGGTTAGCCATGCCAAGGTCAAGGAAGCCTATGCCAACTACCAAGAGGCATCTCAGCGTATTGGCGGCGATATGCGCAGCGGGTTTACCTTTGGCGGCGTGACTTTTGAGGAGTACCGTGGCAAGGCAAACGGCACAGGCGGCACTATCCGCTTTATCGCAGCCAATGAGGGTCACGCCTTCCCCGTTGGTACTTCCAGCACCTTTGCAACATTGGCGGCACCCGCAGACTTCAACGATACCGTGGGTACGTTGGGTCAGGTGTACTACGCCAAGGTACAAGAGGCAAAGATGGGTCGCGGCTATGACATTCACACACAGGCAAACGTATTGCCCATGTGTATGCGTCCCGCCGTTTTGGTCAAAGTGCATACAAGCAACTAAGCCATGTACGCAGACCGCGCAGCATTTGAGCTTGCCTTTGGCGCAGCCGAGGCAGCAGACCTAGAGGGTAGCGCCTTTGGTCGTGTGGACAAGGCGATTGCCGAAGCCAGCGCCCAAGCGGATAGCTTCCTCGCTGCGCGTTATGCGACACCTATTGCATTTGCGGGGCTTGCATTACAGCAGGCTACGCTAGATTTAGCGCGGTTCCGCCTTTGGGATAGCAGAAGCCCCGAAGAAGTGCGTAACCGCCAACAAGACGCTTTACGTTGGCTGCGCGATGTTGCCAGCGGTAAGGCGCAGTTATTAGATGCCGTGGGTTTGCCTGTGCCCGTTAGTACGGCGGCAACCTGCGTTATTGCAGCATCCACTAGACCGATGGCGTATGGCGTTTGTTTTGAAGTGATGTATGGGGTGGGGCAATGAACGCGCCACTAAGAATACAAACATCGGGGCTTGATGTAGTGCTGGAGCGCCTACGCGCTATGCAGCAAAGGGCGAACGATATACGCCCCGCATTGGGCGAGATAGGCGTTGAGTTTGCCGAACGCATCCGGCAGCAGTTTAGCCAAGGGCAAAGCCCCTATGGTGAAAAGTGGGCGGCGCTATCCAAGACCACCCAAGCAAGGAACAACGGCAAGCGCAGTGGTGGACAACCATTGATGGACACGGGGCGTTTACGCGCCTCTATTGAGAGCAGCGTTACCAGCGCATCCAGCGTATCCGTAGGCACGAACCTACGCTATGCAGGGCTACACCAATACGGGGCTAGGCAGGGGCAATACGGGCGCACCAAGCGAAATAGCCCTATCCCTTGGGGTAATGTCCCCGCTAGACCCTATATGCCTATACAGAGTGGGCGCGTAGTGCTGCCCTTGGCGTGGAGTAATGCAGCCAATGAGATTGTAGCTGACCACATTAAGGGCGCGGCATGAACTTCACAGCGATACAAACCGAGCTTGTAGCAGCGATTAGCGGCATAGTGCCTGAAACCGTAAAGGTGCTGGTTTCCGAGGACTTGGCAATGGTCGAGGAACGTAGCCAATACACCCCTAGCGTCCATGTCGTTTATGGCGGCTACCGCATTAAAGCCAGCAGCAACAACGGCAAGAACCTACAGATTATCTACACCTTTGATGTGGTTGCCTGTACCCGCAGTGCGCGGGGCGCGGGGCAGACCACCGAGGCGGCTATTAAGGCGGGTGAGTTATGCGAGTTGGTGGCTAAAAACCTGTTGGGGCGAAGCCTTGCCAGCGCCCGTAGTAACGCATTGCAGCTTGTCCAAGCACCTAACCCCGTTTATAGCGCGGGTTTCATTTACCTGCCCCTGTCCTTTGAGGTAGAGGCGTTTTTCTCTGCAACCTAGTTTATTAACCAGAAGGAAGTCATATCATGGCAGACACAATTTATTATCCATATCTCGGCAGCGGCAAAATTTATGCGCGTGTTGCTGGCGCTGCGGCTGGCTTGGTGGAGCTTGGCAATGCAAGCAAGCTGGAGCTTTCCGTAAAAGAGGACAAGCAAAAGCTCAAAGACTTTAGCAAGGCAGGCGGCGGCACATACTCCAGCGTATCCCGTATTGATGAGGTTACTGTTCAGATGACCCTTAGCGACCTGAACAAAACCAACGTATCCCGCGCCGTATTCGGTACGGAATCCGCTATCGCCTCTGGCAACGTAGCTGATGAGGCGGTAACAGCCTATAAGGGCGCTATCTGCCCAATCGCACACCCTAACCCTACCGCTGTGGTTGTTAAAAATAGCGCAGGCAGCACTACCTATGTCGTGGGTACGGACTATGAGGTACGCGCTGGCGGCATTTACATTATCGACACTGGCGCTATTACCGATGCACAGGCATTGAAGGTAAGTTACAGCTACGCAGCCTATAACAAGGTTGAGGCGATGACGCAAGGCGCATTGGTGTTGGAGTTGCACTTTGAGGGCTTGAATGAAGCCAATAGCGGCAAGCCCGTTATTTTGGATATTTACCGCGCACAACTTAGCCCCACTAAGGCACTGAGCCTGCTTGGTGACAAGTTTGCTGATTTGGAAGTTGAAGCCGAGGTACTGAAAGATGGCACTAAATCGGGCATCGGCATTAGCCAGTATTTCCGTGTCAAGTTAGCGTAAGCCGAGATAAATTGCTAAAAGTAGCAGAGGTTTACGCAGCAGCCAAGCAAAAAGCAAGGCAATAAAGGGCGCGGCAAGGGTTATTCCCCAGCCGTGCTCCATTGCGTAGCTGATTACAACCACTCCAAGCATGGAAAACAGTATTCCGTAGGCAATCCAGCTCAGTAAGTCAATCCAGTTAATAGGTTTACGCATGGCAAATAATGTCGAGATAAAGGTAGATGTAGATGTCCAAGGTGCTGCTGGAGTGCAGAACCTTGGTGCATCGCTCAATACTACCGCAACATCGGCAACAAAGCTAGGCAATGCGAGCACTGCTTCAGCAGATGGATTAGAACAAGCGAATAGCGCAAGCCGTGGCTTTACTGCTACTACGGGCAAATTGCGCGATGGTTTGGAGTCTGTATCTACACAGCTTGCCAATGCCAAGACTGAATTGCTGGCGCTTGTGGGCGTTGGCGCTGGCGTACAGGGCGTAAAGGATATAAGCGCCTTAGCAGATAGTTACAAGAACCTTGAAGCCCGTATTAAGCTGGTAACGGGTGAGGGCAAGGCATTTGATGATGCTTTTGAGGGTGTATTTGATGTTGCCAAGCGTACCTATACCTCGCTAGAGGATACGGGAACGCTATTTGCCAAGATAGCGCAGGCAGGCAAGGAGTTAGGCATTAGCCAAGCCGAGGCGCTAAAGCTAACGGAAACAATTAACCAAGCAACACAGCTAGGAAGCCAAAGCGCAGAGGCGAGCGCAGCGGCAATCCAACAGTTAATCCAATCCTTGCAGTCTGGCGTATTGCGCGGTGATGAATTTAATAGCGTGATGGAGCAAGCGCCACGCTTGCAAACTGCGCTATCTAGCGCGTTGGGCGTAACAGGCGGTGAACTGCGGAAGATGGCAGAGGCGGGGCAGTTATCTAGTGCCACCGTAATCAAGGCTCTGCAAAGCCAGAGCGAAGTAATACAAGGTGAGTTCAACAAATTGCCTGCTACCGTTGGCAGGGCGATGACCAGCCTTAGTACCGAGTTTACCCGCTACATTGGCGAGGCTGATAAGGCGGGTGGCTACAGTGAAAAGCTGGCGGGTATTATTGATTCACTCGCAGGCAACCTAAGCACCGTGGCAACGGTAATGATTAAGGTCGGGCAGTCGGTGGTAGCAATGAAGCTACTAAGCATGGCGCAAGATTGGCTAACCGCAGGCGCGGCTATCAAGTCAACCGCACTGGTAACCGAGCAGCACACGGTAAGTACAGCCAAAAACACTATTGCCAAGGCACAAAACACAACCGCTGTATTGGCAAACACCGAGGCGCAGATAGCTAATGCAGCGGGTACAAAGGCGGCGGCAGCAGCGGCAGATGCAGGCGTTAAGTCAACGGGGATGCTTGGCAACGCACTAAGTATGCTTAAGCCATTGCTGGTACTGGATATTGCGCTTAACTACAAACAATATGGTACAGCGATAGGCGAGTTTGCGGCTAAATTGATGGGCGCTAAAGACCGCACACAGGAGCTTGCCGATGCGGAGAAACGGGCAAGCGCCCAAGCGGAGGAAGCGGCGGCAATACGCAAGCGGCAAAACGTAGCACTGGAGGAAGCGCGGGAGCGTACCTTCGGGCTTACCAAGGAATCCTCGGCACTGATTTTAAAGTTTGATGACCTGCGCGGCAAGGGCGACAGTGCGGCAGATGCTATCAATAGCATTGGGAAGGATTTTGACCTATCCAACGTGGCGGGTATAAATAATGCTGGCGCTGTGCTGGATACGCTAAAGGAAAAGGGTAAGCTAACCGCTGATGAGTTTAGGGCTGCATGGTCGGATGCACTCAAGGGCGTTGATTTAGGCGCATTTGAGGCGCAGGCAAGGGCGGCATTTGCAGGTACGGCGCGGGAAACTGAGCGTATGGCGCAAGTGCTGGACGTAACGGCGCGGGAGGCAATAAAGCGCACAGGGCTAGACTTTGAACTCATTAGCGGTGGCATGGGCAAGGCATCCCGCATGGCTATCAACGACACGCAGGCGATTATTGATGGGCTGGATAGGCTCAAAAGTGCAGGCGTTGATGTGGGACAGGCACTAACGGCAAGCCTAGTTAAAGGGATAAAGGAAGCGCAAACTGAAAAGGCGCTTGCAGAGGTGCGCCAGCAAGTAGAACAGGTGCGTAATGCGCTTGGCAATAAGGTGGCAGATGGGTTGCTAGACCAAGCTGAGAAAAAGGCGCGGGATTTAAAGGCGGCGATAGAAGATATTACGCCAAGTGTGCAAAGCGCCAAGGAAGCCATGCGAATGCTAGGCGTTACTAGCGATGAATCGCTAAATGAAACCGCGAACAGGGCGCGGCAAGCCTACCAAGCCATGAAAGAAAGTGGCACATCCTCGGCGCGTGAGTTACGCGAGGGCTTTATGGCTTATGCGCAGGCTGCAATAGCAGCTAATAACGGCGTGGCTGATGGGGTGCTGATTGGTGAAGCTGCTGTACGAGGACTGCGTATTGAAGCCGATAATGCAGGGCAAGCCATCATAACCAATATGCAGGCTGGCGCTTCCTCGGTTGATGGTTTAACGGGTAGCGTTCAAGGCTCAACCCAAGCATTTAGCCAGCAGGCTACCGCAGCGCGTAGGTCAGCAGAAGAAATTATACGGCAGACAGCGGCAATGAACGGGCAGGCAGTTGCAAGCAGAGAGCAAATTGATGCGGCAAACAAGGCGGTGAAGGCACAGTACGACAAAAATAAAACATCAGATACTAAATCACCACTAATGGGAGGAACCCCGGTAGTGGCACAGGATAATAGTTTGCCATTCATGATACGTGATAAGTTGTTCAAAGGAACGCTCGTTGAGGACGACTTAAAGAATATGGAAACTGTGATAAATGTTATGAAGACAAATATCGCAAGTTTCAAATCAGCAGGGCCGGGCGCACGCAGTTTGGCAGGTATGCAGGATGACCACGAATGGATGTCTGTTGTTAAGAATTTAGAAGACAAAGCAATAGGGCTAAGGAGGGAAAAGGAGCTTAGGGAGGCAAAGCAGGCACTAGGTATATCCAGCGGTGACGATGAAAAAAAGAAAAAAGATGCCGCAGCCCTGCTTTACAGCAACAGATTTAGTTTGTCTGCAGCCGAGCGTGAGCAGTTGCTCAAGAAAGTCCCCAAGTTCGCATCCGGTGGTTACCACAAAGGCGGGGTGAGGCTGGTTGGTGAGAACGGCCCCGAGTTGGAAGTGACGGGGCCGAGCCGGATTATCAATGCTGATGATACAAAAGCAATACTAAGAAAACGCGACATTGCCACAAACAAACCCATTCCTAACTTCGCATCGGGTGGCTACCACAAAGGGGGGATAAGACTGGTCGGAGAAAAAGGCCCTGAATTGGAGATTACGGGGTCTAGCCAGATTGCCGAGATGAAGAAGTTGGCAACTCAAGGCGGCGATTCCTTCTTTCAATCGCGTGGCTACGGTGGCGGTAGGCTTCAATTTATGCTGGAGTTGAGTAAGCTAAAGGCGCAAGAGGAGTTGAAGAAAAAGGAAAAAGAGGCTGCTGAAATTGAGCGTAAAAAAGCCATGCAGCAGAAGGCGTTAGCCATTGCCGAAGAAATCGAATCGCGGGGTTATAGGGCTACTATTGCCAGTGTGTTGAACTCGGATGCAGCTAAACGTGAAGGTTTAGACTTTGGTACTGTTGCAGAAGCATTGCGAGGTTATAAATCTAAATCCTTTGCCCATGAAATTAGGGTCATCCATGACAAACTTGCTCCGAATGGAAGCGGTAAGTCGGTTTCTATTGATGACATTCAGAATTATTACAAAAAAGAAAAAAATGCTTCGTTGGATAGCTCAGAAGTAGCTATGGCGATGGAAGCCTTAAATGCGTACAAGGCACCTGCACCAGAACCAGTGCGGAGTAAAGAGCGACCTTATCGGATTGTGTATGACAACGATAAAAAGGCCCATGTAAAGGACTACACGCCTGAACCCGCACCCGCACCAAAACCTACGCCTACACCTGCACCAGTAAGAAAAATCAAAGGCTATCGCACAGACGCGCAAGGCATTACGCACACGATGTACGAAGATGATGCACCCGCATCAAACCCCTCTATAAGTGCCAGTAGTGCAGCTTCAAAAACATATACGGTCAATATCAACATCGGCGGCAAAACCACCTCGGTTAATACAGCCAGTGATGCTGACGCGCAACGGCTCATCGAAATGCTGAAAAGCTCAAAACTCTCATCGGGGCTGTAAATGGCAATCACGCTAACCCACCAATCCACAACCCTGACATTACCGGATGCACTGCGCTGGTCGGATGAATACTCATGGTCGCCAGTGGAGCAAACCAAAAACTACACCACCACAGGGGCATTGCTCATTGAGGAAAGTATTAAGCAGGCGGGCAGACCCATAACGCTAGAGGGCGATATTGATAAGGCATGGTGTACCCGTAGCGTGGTTGACCAGCTACGCGCATGGGCGGCAACACCAAACATACGGCTAACGCTGGTGCTGCGGGGCGTGAGTAGAAGCGTGACATTCAACCATGAGGGCGGCGCTTTGCAGGGCTTACCCGTAGTGTTTTACGCTGATGGCTCTATCGAGAGCAGCGACTACTACGCGCCAACTTTGCGGCTCATTGAGATTTAAAGAGGTAAACAAGAATGGCAATCCTGACACAAGACATAAAAATCCTTAAATCGGCGGTGATGAACGATTCCACCGATGGCGGCGGTCGCATGACGGGTGTACCCGTTGTGGACGGGCAGAGCAATAGCCTGTTCCCCGA